GGATACAAGGATATTCCTCTGCTCCTATGACTGAGCAAATGATTAACAATATACCACAACCTATTAGGGATTATTCAGAAAGTTTTGGAATAGCGCCTGATGGTACAATCGGTGCAAGAGCGCCAGAAAATCAACCTGTAGCCTTAGAAATGCAAGGCGGTAGTCGCGGTAAATAGGAGAGTAAAATGGCTGGCGGTGCAAATCCACAAATGACAGCAAACCCTTTTGCACAAGCATCAGGGGCGCAACAAGCAGCATTAGCAGGTACAGGTGCAGGTATGAGTTACATGCCATCACAGGTGCAAGCTGTTAATCCAGCAACACAAATAGGACAATTTCAAAATCCATACGAAAGCCAAGTTGTGCAGCAAAGTTTGACCGATTTGGGTCAAGCGCAAGAAATGGCGTTAAACAACCTGGGCGCACAAGCACAAGCCGCAAACGCATTTGGCGGTAGTCGGCAAGGTGTAGCAGAAGCACAAACCAGGTTAGGTTACGGTAAACAGGCTGCTAATATGGTGGGTAATCTACGACAGCAAGGATTTAACACTGCTTTAGGTGCAGCGCAAAATTTTGCAAACGCACAAAATCAAGCAAATCAGTTTAACGTTTCATCAGGCTTGCAGGGCAACCAGCAGCGTCTGGGAGCAGCGCAGCAGCTTGGTAACTTAGGTAGACAGTCTTTTGGGTATGGTCAGTCGATACAGGATAGAATGGCTGCACAAGGGGCGCAACAGCGCGGTATTCAACAACAACTTATTGACGCTGGAAGGGCAGATTTTAACAGATACCAAACAGCACCACAACAAGGATTAAATACATTATTAGCTGCACTTACAGGAACACCAAATTTAACAGGTGGTTCACAAACAAGTGCGAGACCAGGGCTGTTTAATTATCTGCAAACTATAGCAATGATGAGTTAGGAATAAGTTATGATGAACCCAGATCCACAAACAGGCGGTTTATTTAGTTTTCTAAATCGTATGCGTAGACCTAACCAAACAACTGGTTTAAATCCACTACAAAATTTTGCACAAGCACTTGATCCGTTAATTTTACCTTCTATGCGTGGTGGTGAGGCTATTAGGGAGCAAGGGGCAGCAAGAGTATTAGCATCTAATAAAAACAAAACTAAAGAATTTTTAGCGTCACAACCAAATGGTCAGTTATTCGCACAAGCATTAGATATGGGTGTGCCGATAGGGGAAGTGTATAGAGCATTTTTAGCAGATCAAAGAGGTGATGTTGTTGTTGTAGGAAACTCTTTAGTTGATCGTAAGACAAGAGAAGTTTTATTTACCGCGCCATCATCAGGTATGGGTGGTGGTTTTACCTATAAAGATGCTTCAGGAAATATGATTTCTTTAGATTTAGGTAAAATGAATGACAGTCAATCGCAGTCGATGGCTTATGGTAGTAGGATGCAACTTGCTAACAATATTTTGGCAAACACAGAAAATGTTGGAACGGAGTTAGACCAACAATTTTTTAGTAAAATACCAATTTTTGGTAATGCTTTAACAAGCGATACTTATAAAGAATATGAACAAGCAAGGCGTAATTTCGTCAATGCGATACTACGGCGAGAAAGTGGCGCGGCAATTGCAGAAAGCGAATTTGAAAGTGCTAACTTGCAATATTTTCCACAACCTTTTGATACTCCTCAAGTTATAGCGCAAAAACGTGCAAACCGTGAATTAGCTGTTGAACTAATGCTTGCAGCTTCTGGAGCTAATGCTACAAAATTCGCTAAAGATAAAGCTGATGAATATGCAAAACAATTAAATCCATTGTTTGGAACAGAAGAATACAATGAACAAAGAAAAAAATTAAACGAACAGCAAGATAGTACGGTGTCAGAGGATTTCTAAATGTCACAAGTTTTTTTTCTTAGGGATAAAAAAACAGGTAATCACTTTAGAATTGTAGCGAATTCTAGAGCGGAAGCAGATGAAAAATTATTAAAGCTGGATCAAGAAAATACCGCACAAGTTGCTTTTACTCCTGATGGGCAACCATTAAGAAATAAACAAACAGGTGGCGCTGTATTACGTTCGCCTAATGGCAATTTGACTTTAGTTTCTCCTGGTTTTAGTTCAAGTAAACCTGAAGATATTGCAAAATTTACAGAAAGTTTAGGGCAAGTAACAGCAGGTGATATAAGTCGTAGTAGTATAAATCAAAGTCTAATTGACCAAAATCCAGTTATGTCTAGAGTAGCTGCAACATTACCTGCAATGGGTTTTGGCACTGGTTCGTTTGCTGATGAAGTTATCGGATTGTTTAATAATGACGCTAAACTTGCTACAAGAGCCTTACAAAAAGCGATGGCGAGTGAAAGACCGCTAGAAACATTTGCGTTGCAAGCAGGGGTAGGTGTTGCAGAAGTTTACGCATTAGTAAGAAGGTTTCCAAAATTAGCAGAATTATTTGCTGGTAAGGCAGGTGACAGTCTTGTTGGTAGAACCCTAAAAGCTGGTGCTGGTGGTGCTCTAGGCGGTGGTGGTACTGCTGCATTAATGTCGGCAGGTAGTAAAGACGAAGGCTCACTTAAAGATAGATTTGTAAATCCAGAAACTATAATTGATACAGCAGTTGGAACAGGTACTGGCGCTGCTGTTGGCGCACCTTTACCACTAATAGGTGCAGGTATACGCAGAACCGTTGATACCCTTAGAACAGCAGATATACCGTTAATTTCGCAAGTGTTAGGTGTTTCACGCAGTGCAGCAATGGTAATAAAAAATGCGTTTGCATCAGGTGGCGATATTGACGCTGCGATTAATGCTGTAAACAGGGCTGGTAAAAATGGAATGTTAGTTGACGCAGATGAAGCGGCAATGGCATTGGCAGACGCAGCAGGTCAGTCTGGAGCGCAACCAGCGGCTGTTATATCTAAAGCAATGTCAGACAGGGCTAATACTCTTAGCGGTCAATTAGATAATACTTTAACACGAAAATTAGGTGATGAAACAAGTCCGAAGGTAGTAGTAAATGAATTGCGTAACAGAAACGCAAAAATAAGACAAGATGCATATCAAAAAGCATACAATACGCCAATAGATTATTCTTCTACTGCTGGGCGCAACATAGAAGCAGTGTTAGACACAATAGATGGAAAAATTGTAAAAAGTGCGATTGATACAGCTAATACTAGAATGAGGCGTGATGGATTTAAAAATCAACAAATCAAAGCTAATATTTTAGACAATGGAGATGTGCAGTATGAGACTTTGCCTAATGTAATGCAGTTAGATTATCTCAAACGTGCATTGCAACGTCTAGCAGAAGAAAGCAAAGGTGAGTTTGGAAAAATTACGGATGACAGTAGATTTTACAGTGGCATAGCTAGAGATTTAAAAAACGCAATTGATGACGCTGCTATTGATCCGCAAACTGGCGAAAGAGTTTACAGTCGCGCAGTACGTTTGGGTGGCGATGTTATCCAAGAAGAAAATGCGTTTAAATTGGGGCGTGATCTTTTAAAGCCTGGAGTTGAAGTAGACGAAATAGCAGAGGTTTTAGGAGACAGTCCATCAGATATACAACGGCAAGCGATGCGGATAGGCATGGGTCAGTATATAAGAAAACTTTTAGGTGATGTAAAAACAGTGCCGTCTGATCCTGATTTAGCAGCAAGACAGTTGGACGCATTTATGAAAGTAACATCATCACAAAACGCCAGAGAAAAAATTATGCAAGTAATGGGTGCAGACGCTAATATGTTGTTGCGTCAAATAGATGAAGTTGCACAATCGGCAACGGTAAGAGCCAGGATGCGTAATAACTCACTTACTAATATTAGGGGTAATATACAAGAAAGTGTAGAAACGCAGATTGCACCAGGGGCAATAGGTTCATTGTTGCGTGGAGAAGGTCTAACATCAGGTAGAAAAATTATACAAGAAATTACTGGTATGACAGATGAAGCTGTAGATGAAAGAAAAGTAAAAATTTATACAGAAATTGCACAAGCACTAACAAATAAAAATACACCACAAGCAAAACGAGCATTGCAAGTCCTAAAAGATGCAGCAGACGGAAACATTAGAAGTGCAGAAGATAATATATTACTAGCCAACGAATTAACTTCATTACTTGGAAGTGGAGCGCAAAAAGAATTAGAAAGACGTTCACAAGGTTTATTAGTACAGTAAGGAAATAAAATGCGATTAGAACCATTAGATCAAACACAAATTGAAAGCATTGTTTCTAAAGCAGTACAAGACGCAGTGGATTTCGTGGATGCGGAAATTGCACCACAACGAATAAAAGCCCAACGCTATTTTGATAACGAAGTTGACATAGGGCATGAAGATGGGCGCAGTAAAGTTGTAGCAACAAAGTGTCGGGAAGCCGTAAGAGGCATAAAACCTAGTATTCACAGAATATTTTTAGCAAACGACAAGGCAGTAGAATTTGTGCCAAAAGGCGCAGAAGATGTTGCACTTAGTGAGCAAGCAACATCTTTTATAAATTACAAGTTTCAGCAACATAATGGATATAAAATATTAAATGATGTTTTCCAGGATGCATTAGTTAAAAAATGTGGCATTGCTTACGTGTATTATGATGAAAGCATGAAGCCTGAAATATTTACTATGCGTAATCTGACAGACGAAGCATTTACTGCATTAGTTGGGGAAGATGATGTTGAGGTTTTAGAGCATGAAGTAAGAACAAGCATTTCTATTGACGAAGAAGGTGTAGAAATAGAAGTTCCAGAGCATGACGTTAAATTATCCAGGTCAATACCACACGGTGATATATGCATCGAAAGTGTGCCACCTGAAGATTTTTTTGTAGATAGAAACGCCAGAAGTATAGAAGATTTTTATGTTTGTGGTCATAGCACAGAAGTAAGAGTTTCTGATATTCTCGCAATGGGTTTTAATATAGAAGATTTAGACGGTCTAGATCACACTGAATACAGTGTTGTAGATGACGAGGCAGAGTTCGAAAGACGCGGTTATGCTATTGATGATGGTGAAGATGAAAACCAAAGTGCAGCATCTAGAAAAGTTACTTTGACACAAGCATACATGGAACTAGATATTGAAGGTACAGGCATACCAAAACTGTACCAATTTTTGTGTGTTGGAGCGACTTATAAAATATTAAATTTTTATGAAGCAGACAGCGCACCGTATGCAATTTTTGAGTGTGATCCAGAACCACATGCATTTTTCGGCACAAGCCTGGTTGATTTAGTTATACCAGATCAAGACGCTGCAACAGCAATGTTGCGCGGTGTTTTAGACAATGTTGCACTTACAAACAATCCAGGGGTGCAATATGTCGATGGGCAAGTCGCAGTCGAAGATTTAATGAACAATGAAATAGGGCGCATTATAAGGGTAAAACAGCCAAATGCTGTAACAGAAATGACTGTGCCTTTTACTGCTGGTAGCACGTTACCTGCGCTGCAATACTTTGACCAGCTAGTAGATAATAAAACTGGCGTTTCAAAAATGGCGCAAGGGTTAAATCCAGATGTGTTAAAATCTTCTACAGCAACTGCAATAGCTGCATCTATGGAAGGTCAAACAGGACAAGCGGAAGTAATTGCACGAAATTTTGCAGAAGGTGGCATGAAACAACTGTTTCGTTTGATGTTAGACCTTATGGTTAAAAATGCTGATGGCGAGGAAATGATGCGATTAAATGGTACGTTTGTGCCGATAAACCCTGCCGCTTGGGAAACTGATATGGATTTAATTGTTAACGTAGGTATAGGCACAGGACGCGAAAACGAGCGTTTAGCAGTATTACAGCAAACTTTACAAGTACAGCAAGGTATCTACACATCATATGGCGCAAACAATGGCGTTGTAACATTAACACAAATACGCAATACATTAGCTGATATATTAGCCCTGGGTGGTGTGAGAAACGCAGATCGGTACTTTATGCCTATGACACCAGAAATAGAGCAACAAATGATGATGATGGCGCAGCAGCAACAAGCTATGATGGCGCAAGCACAACAGCAACAAGATCCAAATGCTGCATTTATGCAAACGGAAGCAATGAAAGCGCAGACAAAAGCCCAAGTTGATATGAGCAAAGCACAAATGGACATGCAATACAAAATGCATAAATTAGGTATGGACGATGACCTGGCTAGAGATGAAATGGTGCAAGATTTAGCTGTCAAAGTTGCAGAAATATTAGGCAAGTATGGCACTGCTGTTGACACTGCAAGCATTAAGGCAGAGCAAGACGCAGCTAGACCGCACAACGAACAGATGATGGGAATGTAAATTGGATATGGAGCAAAAGGCTAAACGGTCTAAATCACTCCTAGAAAATGAATGGTTTGTAAAAACCATGCAGGATTTGCGAGAACAGCAGATGTCTATTTTCGCAAACAGCGCCCCTACGGAAGTAGAAAAGCGCGAAGAAGCGCACAGTATGATCTGTGCATTAAATGCAATTGAGCGTGAGTTACAGTCACATATTGATACGCTGACGCTATTTACAAAGAAGGGAAAGCACCGTGTCTACGACTAACCCAATCAACGGCAATACAATACAGGCGGTTGCCGATAACTTGATTATGGAAACGCCAGATAATCCTGAGAAAGCAACAGACGAAGTTGTTGAAGCAATTGTTGACGAACAACCTGAAGTAACTGAAGAAGTTGTTGAAGAACAGGATGACGTTGAAGCCCAAGCCAACGAAGAAGATTTGGGTGAGGAATACGAAGAAGCTGAACAGGACGAAGTTCAACCAGAACCACAGTATAAAGTCAAAGTAGATGGCATTGAAACTGAGGTAACTTTGGATGAACTACAACGTGGCTATTCAGGGCAAAAGTATATCCAAAAGGGTATGGCTGAGAACGCAGAAACGAAAAAGACATTAGAAGAAGCGCAGCAACAATTAACCCAGGAACGCCAAGTGCTACAGCAATTGGTACAACAACTGCAAAATGGCGATATTCCGCGAGTGCCTGAATATCCATCTGAGGAACTACGTGCTAGTGACCCTCTAGGTTATTTAGAAAAAGAAGCAGAATATCGTAGGGCTGTAGATAAACGTCAACAATTTGAGCAACAACTATCGCTTCAGATACACCAGGAAACTCAAGCTAAACAAAAAGCAGAGCAAGAATTTCTAAGCCAACAGGCTATGCGCCTTGCTGAGTGGATGCCAGAGTTTGGTGACCCTGAAAAGCGTAGTGCGTTTATTCAGGAAGTAGCGACAAAAGCAAAAAAACATTACAACTTATCTGACGAACAGATAAACACTGTAAAGTATGCTGAAGAAGTTATGGTTTTGAATGATGCGATAAAGTGGCGTGAATTACAGGCCAACAAAGGTAAGGCGCAACAGAAAGCGGAAGGTGCAAGACCAGTGGTCAAACCAGCAGCTAAACGTGCGGCTAGTGCAGGGAAAGTATCAAGAGCTAAAAAGGCAGAGGCGATAATGAGATCAAAAGGCGATATTGATAGTGTCGCTGATTATCTCTTAAACCCTTAACTTTTGCAGAAAGGATACAGCAATGGCTGTTACAGCAAATACAAACGAGACGTATGACGTCACAACAATCCGTGAGGATTTATCAGAAGCGATGGCTTCTATTACACCAACAGAGACTATTTTTATGTCTACTATTGGTACACGCAACGTAGACAACACTTTTTTTGAGTGGAGTGAAGTTGACCTTGCAGCAACTGGTGCAAATAGGCAAATAGAGGGCGATGTAGGATTATCCAACACTGCACCTACTAATGCTGTCCGTAAGGGTAACTACACACAGATTTCAGCTAAAGTTGTAGAAGTATCATCTACAAACCAGGCTGTTAATGGTGTAGCAAATGCACAAACTATTGCGAAACAAGTAGCTTACAAATTAAGCGAATTAAAAAGAGACATGGAAGCCATGTTACTTTCAAACGTCAGTGCCAGTGCTGGTGCATCTGGTACGGCTAGACAAACAGCAGGTTTGCCAGCTTACTTGACTACAAACGTTTCGCGTGGTTCGGGTGGTGCTAATGGTACTACATCAGGAACAGGTGAAAGTGGTTTTGTAAACGCAGCAGCAACTGATGGTACACTAAGACCATTGACGGAAGCATTGTTGAAAGATGTTATTGCAAGTTGTTGGGATGCTGGCGCAGAACCTTCTATCGTTATGGTAGGGTCAAAACAGAAACAAAAAATATCTACCTTTACTGGTAACGCAACGCGATTTAAGCAAGCTGAAGATAGCAAACTGAACGCTGCGATTGATATTTTCATATCTGATTTTGGTGAACTCCAGATAGTGCCAAACCGCCATATGAGAGTACGCACAGTAAGCAGTGTAGACTATACACCAGATGTATTTGTTCTAGACCCAAGCTATGCGGAAGTTGCTTATCTACAAACAGCGAAACAAGAACCATTAGCAAAAACTGGTTTGTCTGAGCGTAGACTAATTAGCACTGAATATGGGCTTCAGGTGACTTCACAAAAGGCACATGGTATCGTTGCAGACGTAAACGCATCATAATACATAGGGGGGCAGCAATGCCCCTCTTACAACGGAGGTTTAAATGAAAATTAAAATAACAACAGATCGACAGCCATTTCTAAACGATGAACCAAAAAATATGGGTGATATTGTAGAAGTGAGCGCGGAAGAAGCTGCAACATTTATAGAAAATGGTTTTGCAGAAGAAGTTAAAACAACAGATAAACCTAAACGAGCGCGGAACGATAAAGGACAGTTAGTAGCAGATGACCCTAGCACCCCAGACGTAAATGAAGCCTGGGAAGGTGGAGAAGCCCCAGAATGAGCCAAACAATTTTAAATACCTCTTACCACACAGAAGATGATAAACTCGTTGTAAGGCGCTCTCAGGACGTACAGCGCATATTAGATTTCAACAAAGAGCGCAACATTGACGGTCACAACCCAAATAGCGAAATGCGATTAGCTGGTTCTATACCTTTTGTTGTTGCAGAAATGTGGGCAAAAGAGTGTGGCGCAAAAATAGGATCGCAAGAGTTTTTAGAATATGTTAAAAAGAAATTACTTTCGGGTGATTTTTCAAAGTTAGTAGCCAACGGATATTGATATGAGTAAACCAACATTAGCATCATTAGATAAAAGGGTAGTAAAAGTGGAAACACAATTGGATGAACGCTGGAAGGAAATAATGCAAAGAATACGCAGGGTTGAAATGGTTATTCTTGGCAGTGCTGGCGCGATGATAATTATGTTGGTTTCTATTCTTACTAAGGTCTAATGATTGACCCTATTTCCTGTGTTAGTTTAGCGGCTGGTGCATTTAAAACCTTAAAATCTGCCGTTGCCGCAGGTCGTGATTTACAGGACTGTACGTCACAATTAGCTAGCTGGGGTCGTGCCATGAGCGACTTCAATAACGCGGAAGAACGTCAGAAAAATCCACCCTTCTGGCAAAAAACTTTCAAAGGCAGTGACCAGGAAACGGCATTGGAATTATTCGCTCAGAAGAAGAAAATGGAATTTCTCAGATCTGAGATGAAGGAATTTATCGTGTGGAATTACGGCAAATCTGGCTACGAAGAATTGCTCCAAATAGAGGCGCAAATGCGAAAAAAACAACGTGCCGAAGTATACAGAAAACAACAACAAATAGATGCAATAATAAATTTTGCAATCGGTGCGGTAATTTTTGCCATTGGTGCAGGTATAATATTTTTTATTTTTTATCTTTGGGGTACTAGGCAAGGGCGCTGGTAATGTGGGTTTTATTATGGTTGCAGGTCATAAGTGGAACATTCGATCATTATCATGTGGGTAGTTATTCAACTGAGGAAGCTTGTAAGGTAGAACAAAAAGCTGCGAAGGTGCTTGTAACTAATCAAAATTCAAAGGTTGTATGTATTAAAATAGAGCGGTGATACTCAAAGAATTTCGCAATAAATATATTGTATATGACAAAAACGGAAAAGTAGTTATAATCACCAGAGATAAAAAAGTAGCAATAGCACATGCCAGGTCGTTAAAATGACAGAATTTGATAAAGCAGATACTAATGGTGATGGCGTTATACAACGTAAAGAATGGAACGCCCTGGCATTAGAAGATCGCAGATTAGAAATGATAGACCGCGATTTGAAAAGGAACGCGGAGAGGAGATTTACAGGATTTGCGTTAGCTGGCATGTTAATTTATCCATTCATAATTTTATTAGCATCCGTTCTTGGTTTTGATAAAGCAGCAACTCTTATAACTGATATTGCATCTGTTTACGTCATTGCTGCATCAGGTGTTGTAGCTGCGTTCATGGGATTTAATGCTTATAGTGCAAAAGCAGAAACCAAAAAATCTAGCATTACAATGGAGGATAGGAATGATTGATTTACTTGGGAAGCTTGTTGATCCAGTTAGTAATATTCTTGATAAGGTAATTGAAGATAAAGATCAAAAAGCGAAACTAGCGCATGAAATTGCAACAATGGCAGAGAAAAACCATCAAGCGATTGTCATGCAACAATTAAAAATTCTACAAGCCGATGCGCAGGGCAACTGGTTTCAATCGTCTTGGAGACCGCTAATCGGTTGGATTGCAGGTATTTCACTTGGTATAAATTACATGGTTGCACCAATTGCATTAGGTTTTGGTTTTGAAGTTCCACAAGCCGATATGTCCGTCATGATGCCTTTGCTTCTAGGTATGCTTGGAATTGGTGGTATGCGGTCATTTGATAAATTAAAGAAAACGGATAGTAAAAAATGAAAGTCAATGTTGGTTTAGCATTTGCAATGGTCGTTCAGTTAGTTGCATTGGTCTGGTATATAAGTGGGCTAGTGCATGACCTGGAACACCTGAAACAGACTGTATCAGCGCAAGATGAACTTATACGTCTTATAGACCAGGACGTAGATGACCTATGGGCGTTCTGTACTTTTACAGAAAATAAATGGGCAGAAGCATATACAAGCGATATGGTTTATGAACGTCTCTGTGGAACAAAAGAAGTGGAACAATAAATGAAAGAAAATTTTGAAGTTTTTTTTGATATGTGTATTGCCCACGAAGGTGGCTTCACTGATGACCAAGATGACAACGGAAATAATCAAGGTGATGGTCATGGTAACAGAGGCTCTACAATGTGGGGCGTTACTGCGTACAATTGGGCAAAATACACTGGCAAACCTGCGCCAATAGAAGTAATGAAAAAACTTACTAAAGCAGATGTAATGCCGTTTGCAAAAGAATGGTATTGGGATCAAGTAAAAGCAGATTTGTTACCGCATGGTATTGATGTAGCACTTACGGACATGGCTTATAATGCAGGTAATCGCCCTGCTGTAAAATTACTACAACGTGCAGTTTCTGCAACGGATGATGGTTTGATAGGTAAAAAGACAATTGCTGCTGCACATGATATGAAGCCAGAGCAAGTTGTTTTAAATTTTAGGGATCAACGTCAAAAATATTATGACAGTCTAGGTCAGGAAAAGTTTATTCGGGGCTGGACAAATCGTAATGAACAAACAACGGAAAAGGCGCTAGAAATTATAGAAAAATCCAGCGCCTCTTAGTTATGGTCTTGGCATAGGCTTTACAAGCTTATTAGATGCGTGTGGAGTACCCTTACAGTGAATTAACACTGCATCATGGTGATTTTCCATTATGGCGTACATAGCGCTCTTAGAATAGCTGCAAGCGTCATAGCTAGGAAATAGTATTTCGTGCGTCAATGGTTCGCCCTGGACAAAGTAAGTAAGCACCATGAACGTATAATATTTAAGCATTTTTGTTTCTCCATTGCATCATAGCCTTACGAGTTTTTGACAACATCTCACGTTTGAATTGTTCACCAATGCGTATAGTGTTTTTGTTGCCATCAACATGAAAAAACAAATATAAACCTCTCATAAAGTATTCGTTGTAAGGATTTAGTATTGATACCTGGTTAGTAGAATAACTTGATTGGTCAAATTGAAAATATAAGTTTTTCATCATTTGATTAAAACGATTAAACTCAAAGTTAGCAATGTCTTTATACACAGTGCTAGACGTATGAAAGTTTGCACCAGTGCATGTAGCTACAGCAAATGCAGCGCGAAACGGCATAGTTTTAAATTTTTTATGCTTTGGTTTAATACTTTCATTAATATGCGTAAGTCTGTGCATCAACTGTGAGTTTAAAAACGGCTCAATGTCAGTAGAAACAACTTTTCTTCTATTGTTGTAGGTTGGGTCAGTTATACGCAGTAAAAACTGTATAGGACTAACTAACGAATTAGGCAGTGATAATATATCAGAGTTTGATCTAACTTTACCCTGGTCTAATACCTTGAATATGCTTTCGCTTTTAACTAAAGACACTTGTGCTTCTACTGCACATTTGCTTAGTACAACAGCAGATAAGCGGTGTTGACCATCTAACAATCTACCCTTTTTACGAGCAAATATGATTGGTTGTGGGCTAAGTTTCCAGCGCCCTAGTTTCATTTGTTCAGCGTAATGGCTCACAATACTTTTCCTGATAGGTCTATTACCTTCATTATGATTATGTAACCAGTGTTGCGCCAGTTGTGGCGTAATACGCATCACTTTACTTTCGATTTCATCAGATTGAATAATATTAGATTTATGGTTTTTAAACATTTACTTCACCTCATTGGTTTTATATTATGGTTTCGGGGCAGTTAAATGGTAGTGGATGTAATATCCCTGCCCCACGATTATCAATCAACTAACGGCACTACTGCATTTGGACGATGTTGATTTGATCTGTTTTTAAGATTAGCTTGATCTTCCCTGGCTACTGCTTGCATCATAACTGCAATTTCATCTTCAGTAGGTTCTTTATCAAACTTCTGCTTAAATGCTTTTATATAATCATAGTTCATATGTTATATCCTTTTTTCCGTAACGCGATAACAAAATCTTTCAATTCTCTTTTTGCGTATTCGTAATTTCTTACAGCGTTTTTATCAGCGTCATTTTTAAATCGTTCTTCTGACCATTGCGCCTCTTGCTGCTTGAAATATCGAAGTTCTTGTTGCTGTTGATAACTAAGTTTTTTCACTACGCTGACCCTGCTTTATAACCCACCAGTAAATATTGTTGCGTTTGGCAAAGTTGTTTAAGGCTTGCAGCGACATATCTAATTTTTTTGCTGCTTCCGTTTGCGTAGTCTTGTGAGAGAATTGCGCTACTAGTTTATAACGTTCTTGCCTATGTCTCTCTTTCATTTGACCCCAGGTTTCCATTACTGCACCACAAAAAATTTATCTATGTGATACACACCGAAACCCAACATGACCGCCCATAAGAATGCGATCCACATTTCTTGTCTACTCATCAGTAGTCTCCTTTATCAAAGTGTATTCTGCGACACGTTTATCATTACCTACATCCACCATCTCCGTGTGAATTTGGTAGCCACTATCGCGCAAGTCTTTAATCCTTGCAGCTAGTCGTAATGATCCAAAAAACTTAAGTGCTTCAAACGCTGTAATGGTTTGACCTGACTTTAGATGCGCCAGGATTTCACGGTTTTGACTTGTTGTACTCATATGTATTTACTCCAATATTCGTTCCAATATTCTCTGACTTGTTCATCTATTTCTTCTTCCGAAACAAAATCTTCTACGTCAAAGTCCTTCATTATTGCGTGAGCCTTTTCCATTGCATCACCCAATGACGTGTAAGTGCCGAAACCTAGTGAGAATTTATCCCACGCAAAATTAACTCTTTCGACAGCTAAACATTCTTTATGATTTGTTGATTGCATCACACATCTCCATCGGCTAATTGTTCCACGATACTGTTGTGATATTTTTCCAATATAGCTTTTTGTAAACGTGCAGATATTGGCATAGCCCTTTTAGGATTGTGCAATGGGTAAACAAAATCTATAGTTACACCTTGCACTTCATCACTAAATTGGCTTTCTGTTCTTGTGTAGTAAACTTCTAGGTCAAACTCGAAGCCACGAAACTCTATTGGTATGTGCTTGTAGTTTTCCATTATGCAGCCTCTTTCTTGTATACATCGTACAAATCTTTTGCTGCTTCATGCCATTGTTTTTTAACCGATGGTCTTTCACCTTTGATGTGATGCCAGGACAAAACACTACTGCCAGGGCGATCAGGATTTCCGTTTGGTGCGGTAAACTCTTTGTAAATTTTGCCAATAGAAATATAGTTTTCTTCACCATATGGTTTAAAGAAAATTTCTGCATATGAGTATTCATAATATTCGTGGTTAAACGTGCCTACAACGTGGGCTATCATGTCTAAACCGTACTTGTTATATTTCATTCTGCGTATTGTCATTTGATATGTACCTCTCTTGTATAATTTATATATAGTATCAGATATGAGACTTTTCAACCCCTTGTGTATAAAAAAAGTGAAAGGGGCTTACGCCCCTGTTCCATTCTCTATTGCTTTGACTGTAGCCTTTGCACTTCTGCATATGCCAATAAGCCATTTATCAAAACTACCCATATCCCACATTAAAGAATAGTAATCTGCATCAGACTTTAATTCTGCTAGGTGTGGATCGTTTGCATTGACCCACACGTTTCGACTGTTTTCTTTAACAACTGTAGGTGTGTCTAAGTCGCGTTCTTTGTGATCTTGAAAAAATCGCTTTGGTAATTTAATTAACATTGTTTCCCCCTAAACTTTTTCACGTGTGGCTAAATAACGTCTTACTTTGCTTAAAGCTAATAAAGTGTTACTATTATGACGTATAACGTTGCTAAGACTTCTGACTATTTCTAGATTATCTTTTTCAATTTCCATTAGCTCTAAAGCTGCTTTGGTAGATTGTTGTACTTCTTTTATTCTTTGATTAATATTCATTGGTTTCTCCTTCTTATACATATACAGTAGTCTCTTTTGTGAGACTTGTCAACACATTGTGTACAAATAATTTAGTAAATTGCAAAAAAAATTGATAAAAACTATAAATAATTAAAAACAATTAACAGGTTTCAGCAGTGTACAAAGTAGAAATGGAAATATCAGGACAGCCACAAGGTAAAGGCAGACCTAGATTTACAAAGACAGGCAAGGCATATACGCCAGATAAAACAAAAGAATATGAAAGTCGTATTCAAGCAGCAGCCTGGAAAGCTATGCAGGAAGCAAAGCTAGAACCAACAGAACGTTTTGTTGCTGTAGATATTATTGCATTTATGGAAATACCTAAATCGTGGCCTACGGTAAAACGCATGGAAGCTGAATATGGCGCTCTACAGCACACTACAAAACCTGATTTAGATAATATTATAAAAGCAGCAGTAGACGGTATATCATCTGGAAATATAATTATGGACGATAAACAAGTTACCAGTATTAAAGCAAAAAAAATGTATTGCCACCCCGATCGAGGCGCAGTGCTTTATATATCGGTATCGTGGACAGACCCAGAAATGTAAGACCAATCTGCACCATATGTCTCACGCCATAGTTTAGGTTCTTTATGCAATGCGATTTTTGTTTGATCCCATAACCCCTGGTGGTGACCTTCACATAATGGGATTGCAGAGCTATCAGGGCGTTTGTCAGTGCCAAATCTATCATGTATCGGATGATGCGCTGTTGTAGGGCTATTCTGGCTTTCACCGAAACGCTCACAAACGCAGCAAGGCATTTCCCTAATAGCTTGCAAATATTTATTATTTTTTTTCTTTATTTTAGTTTTTTGACCTACTGGCGGTCTATTAGCTAGGTTAGTCATCTTTGTAACGGATCATATCCTATAGCTTCTGACAGCTTTGCCATTGCCATGTCAAAATATTTGTTAAATTCTTTTTGATCCATTTCGTCAAAACTTATGCTGTCAATTACTCGCATATGACAATTAGCTAAACCGTTCCAGCGCATACGCACGTAACCGCAAGCCCATTTAAGTTCGTCATGTAAGTGTCGATGTGTAGCCCATTTACCTGTGGCTTTACATACATTGTTAAGTGTAGCCCAATATAAGTTATGATGTGGATTAGATCGCTTGCCAGTTGCAACCAGGTCAAACGTCTGCCCCTGTTTGTGTTCTTCTATTTGTTCTGCATCGAAACTTGTGCAAGGCAGTAAATGACCATCTTTTAAATGCACCTGGATTTTAGAAAGGGATTTCATCGTCTAAATCCTCATTTACTTCCTGGTTACTTTTATCAGTTAAAGTTTCACCTTCTGCATATCTATTTGGCTCACGTTTTTTGTTACCTAATAACTGCAATGCACTAGCTTTTATTTTAAAATATGTTTTGTCGTTGTAATCACGCACCTTAAATTCACCAGAGACAGCGATAGGGTCACCGCCTCTGATGTGTTCGCATACATTAGTGTTGTAATACTCACACTCAAACCATAATGTTTTTTTCTTGTCACCGAAACCATCGTCTACGGCAACACTAAAACTTACGAATTTATTGTTAGAAAATTCTTTTACTATCGCATTTTTTGCAATGCGTCCTACTATCGAAATTTGTTTCATTTATTTATCCTGTAACTTCTGGTCGTTTTGCGCTTACATCAAATGCTTTCTCAGTTTCGTCTCGCGCAGCTATCAACCTTTCAAACTGTTGTTCGTCTAAGTTTGGATTGTCTAAAAACTTTGAAAACTTCTTTTGATTGTCTTTGTACTTATCCCAACCACAAGTCTTAAAAAACTCAATCCAGGCTATTACTTTATCTTCTACACTAGCAACTTGAAATTCTGGCTCTTGTGGTTTTGCATTTTTAAAATCGTCTGCTTCTTCCTCAGAATATACATCACCATGTAAACCTACTAGTTTCAGTATAACTCTGTCTTTTGCACGTTTTTCTGCCATTGCAAACGGATAACTATTTTTGTTGTTGTATGGTGCAGCCTCACCGATAGACCACTCCGTAACGTCCTTCATGTGTCCTGTAACACATATAACAGCTTCTTTTGCGCTGACGTCACAAGATATTATTTGTGGCGCATCAAAAACAATATTATGATGTGCAGCTATTTTTTCTAATGCTTTATGTAAAAGTACAGGAGTACCATGACAATCCCACACGGCTTTGTGTTGTGTGATGTCAACTTCTTCTAATAACTTAACTAATTTTTCTGGTAATTTAGCCATCTATTCGATCCTTATCAATAATACCTGCAAAAATGCCGTGCTTATCAAAATCAACACATGCATTATTTATTGCTATGTCTATTTGTTGGATTGCCTTTGCACCAAAAGTATATTTTGGTCTTTCACCAGGCTCTGCTGAGGCTATTTCTTTTTCTGTTATGTCTAATATCATTTTATTTATATAAAGTCTGATAAGAGACGGATCGGGGTGTTTTAAACCAAATTTCATATCCATTGTTTGTACCTTTTTTAATTAACACTTGTCTTATATAGTAATTAGTCTTATATATGCAACCATAAAGTTGCACAATGGAGACTTTTTTATGCAAAATATATTGTCAGTAGAAGAAATAGTAAGGCGGTTAGACAATCGTGTACTGGCTAAAGTTGTGAGAGATGTAGGTCTGTCAAAACATACTGTATATAGATTGATGCGCGGTGATGATGTATATTATTCAACTGTAAAAAAATTGTCTGATTATCTTGAAAAAGAAAACCCATAGCGTGAAGAACTATGGGCTTTCAAAAAAGGTACATTTGTTGCATAATGTCAAAACCAATGAATATGCAAGGTCTTTATAACCGATCTTGCCCAAAGAGAAAAGGGTAAAAAATGTCAAACTTAGTTAGTAATCTGGTACAAACCAAAAAAGTAGGTTCAAATACACAAAAATCTATACTGATGTATATGGCAGACAAGGCTAGTGATGATGGTAGTGGTATTTGGGTTAGCAAAAAAAATATGGCGGCTGATTTGGAGATGGCTATTAGAACGCTGCAAACAAATATTAGAGATATGGTAAGTGCAGGTATTATTTCTGAAGCAGGGCAAAAAAAACATAAAAACGGTTACACTGTAGACTATACAATAAACCTGGAACGTATTGAAACATTACAGAACACTAGGGAACACCATGCAACACCTGCACCCCTGCATCAGATGCACCCCTACCCACGCAGCACCTGCGCCCCTACCCCTGCACCAGATGCACCCAAACCATCCTTAGAACCATCCACAGAACCATATAATAAAATCAAACACATTTTATCTACTTGGTTAATGGAAGAAGATGCAGCAGAAAGTTTTATAAATTATCGTAAATCTATAAAGAAACCACTAACAGAGACAGCAGCAAAAAGATTGTCTGAGAAACTTAGATTTATTTTTGTTGGTGGTGGTGAGCCAAAAGATGCATTAGCAATGGCAGAAGAAAAGGGCTGGCAGTCGATAGAGCCTGACTGGTATTTTGGTACTTTGTTTGGCAAAGACAGTGTAGAATATAAACAGGCGATGGCTACAATACGTGAAGTAATCAGGGAGATAAATTGATGGATTATGATTATCGACTACAGATTATTAAAATGCAGTTAAACAATTTATTTTCAAGTTACGCAGTACCAGTGCAATTTAGAAATGTTCCAGATTGGAAAGATAACGAAGTTAAAATAATTGCTAGAACGGTAAATCAATTATTTCCAAATGATGCTACCAGGGAAATGATCGAAGGTACTTTTGGTCGGGCAGAATTAAAAATAAAAGCTGCACATAAAAGTAGAACAATGCCAAGTGGCGCTGATATAGCTACTGCAATAAAACATAGCATTGCAGTTACAGATGACTTGCCAAGTGTTTCACCTGATTGGTTTCCTGATGCAAATATAATTAACGCAAATAGGATTAAAAGAGGTGAGCCTGTAAGTGAATATTATGTAACAGGTAATAAAGCAGACGAATTAGTGCATGAAGGTTTAATTACTGAGCGCGACTTGCAACCATACAGGGAATACTTAGCAGTAGAAAAATTAGATAAAGTTTGATATATGTGGTACACTGACATTGGGGTGATAAGCTTCATAGTCCTCCCAATGTGAGGTTTGCCTCAACTAGCCCTAGTGTTTTGAACTGCTCACGCTAGGGCTTTTCTTTTTTGTAATTTATAATATACTACTATATATAGACGCACCCTAGCATGGACGGACTAAATGAGTACAAAAGAAGAACATAAATCTAAGATAGAAGGTTCTGGCAGAAAAAAAGGTACAGGCAATAAAGTACCCAGGTTGCTAAAAGACGCAATACTCGAAGCAGCAGAACGTGCTGGTCAATCTATTATAGATGAACGATATGCTAACCCAGATAACGCTGATCCTAGATTTGTAGAGCAAGCAAAAAAAGAAGGTATGGTGCATTACCTGGAACATCAGGCAATAGAAAACCCTCATAGCTTTATGACACTAATGGGTAAAGTTCTGCCTATGCAAGTAACTGGCGGTGGTAGCCAGGGTGAGCATGAGTTCGTTATCAAATGGAAACAATAGAAATAAACTACAAGCCAAGAAAACAGGCTGTAGAGTTTCACAACAGAAAAGAACGATTTGCTGTCCTGGTGGCGCACAGACGTTTTGGTAAGACTGTTGCTGCTGTTAATGATTTAATTAAATCTTGTTTTGATATAGACATGCCGAATGTCAGGGTAGCGTATATTGCGCCATATCTATCACAAGCAAAAGCAGTAGCCTGGGATTATGCGTTAGAATACACTAGGGATATACCGCATATAAAGGTCAACCATAGTGAATTAAGAATAGACTTTCCAAACGGAGCTAGATTTAGATTATTTGGTGGAGACAATTATAATGCTATTCGTGGATTATTTTTTGACCATGTATGTATTGATGAATTTGCTGACTTCCCTGCATCAGCCTATCCTACGGTTATTAGACCTGCTACAGTAGATCGTAAAGGTAAGATAACTATCATAGGAACGCCCAAAGGCAAAAACGAATTTTGGGAAATGTACGAATATGCAAAAAGCCACAAAGATTGGTGGTGCAAAATGTATCGTGCATCAGAAACAGATATTCTTGATACCGAAGAATTAAGAGAAGCTAAAGCGGCAATGGGCGAAGATCGCTATGAGCAAGAGTTTGAATGTAGTTTTGAAGCAGCAATCCAGGGCGCATATTACGCGATGGAGATGAAAACAGCAACGCAAGAGGATCGTATAACTGTTGTGCCATATGACCCAGGTGTAGGTGTAACAGTGTCCTGGGATTTAGGTATAGGCGATAGTACATCTCTCTGGTTTGCACAATTTGTCGGGCAAGAAATACGCATTATAGATTTCTATGAAATGTCAGGTGTAGGTTTAGATCATTATGCAAAAGTCTTGGCAGAAAAAGGCTATCATTACAAAGAACATATATTACCTCATGATGTGCAAGTTAAAGAACTAGGCACTGGACGCAGCAGATTAGAAACATTAGATGCACTTGGCATTTACAATATCAGCATTGCGCCAAAGTTAAGTATTGATGATGGCATACAATCTGCCAGGTCAATGTTAAATCGTTGTTGGTTTGACGAAGAAAACTGTGGGCGCGGTATAGAAGCATTAAGACAATATCGCAGAGAATTTGACGAAAAAAACAAAACCTGGCGCGGTAGACCCTTGCATGATTGGACGTCACATGCAGCCGATAGCTTTAGATACTTGTCAGTTGGACGGAAAGAAAACCAGGAATGGGGCGAACCTATTAAAAGAAATTTGCGTGGAATTGTTTAATGTGTTAAGTATAGGTATGGCTAGAAAATTTAAAAAAGTTGCTAAAACAAAAAAAGGTGTTCCAAAAAAATATTTATCAGGTTCTAAAAACCCTTCAAAGAAAGAAAAAGAAATTTTAGAAACTAAAAGAAAATATAAACTTGGATTGCCAATAGATGTTAAGAAAGTGAGTAAAAGTCGTGCCGCCCAAGCCAAAAAAAAGAAGTAGTGGAAGTGCTTTAGCAAAGAAAGCAAAAGAAAGTGGTATACCTATTGGTATTCTGCGACAAGTTAAAAAACGCGGTGATGCTGCGTATTTGAGTTCTGGGTCGCGCAATGTGCCAATGGCAGCGTGGAGCATGGGCAGAGTAAATAGTTTTATTAGTGGCAAAGGCGGTGCGAGAAAAGCTGATGCCGATTTATGGAAAAAAGCAAAAGCAGCAAAGAAAAGGAGTGCTTAAAATGCCTGGATACGGAATGGGAAAAAAGAAAGGCTCTAAGAAAAAGGGCGGTAAAAAGAAATAATGGTTAAAGGTGTAGCTCATTATTTTAAAGATGGTACAAAACACTCAGGCGGTATGCACAAAATGCCAAATGGACAACTTCATTCTGGTAAAACTCATGGAAAAACTAGCAAAAGATTATATCATTTTTCTGAGTTAAGTGAGGCTGCAAAGAAAAAAGCAAGGAGAAAAAAGTAATGCCAGGGTATCACAAAGGCGGTAAGAAAAAAGGCGGCAAGAAAAAGTAATGGGTTTGCTTAGTGACATTGCTAACGACTTGCAGATGGGGTTCGGTTTAAAAGACCGTGACAAAGATTATTACAAACGCACTGCTAAAACGATAGGAAAAAGTCGTGGTGAGATGGCTGCTAATCGTTACATGGAACGTATGGAAAAATCTAACTTTCCAAAACGTGGTGGATTATTAGGCGGTATGGACATTGATTTTGGTGCATATAAAAACATGAAAGATATGTTTGATCGTGGTGGCGCAAATGCTAGTGGCGGTGTTTTTCAGGGTGGTGGATTGTTAAGTGATATAGCAAATGCTTTATTCCCACCAACACAAACATCTGGATTTGGCACATCAGCAAAAATACTTGGTGAAAGAACAAACGATAGCGGTATGGCTAGACCGTTTGATCCAAATTTTTATGATAAGTATCTTAATGAGCAATTATATGGCAGAATACCAAGAGATATGAATTATGATACTTATTACGAAAAAATGTTTCCTTGATATTTAAATGCCAAAAGAAAAAGACCCTAGATTAAAACGTGCAGGTGTAGAGGGATACAACAAACCTAAACGTACACCTAATCACAAAACTAAGTCACATATTGTTGTAGCAAAAGAAGGTGACAAAGTAAAAACTATACGATTTGGTCAGCAGGGCAAAACTGGCGATAAAAAAATGACAAAACGTGCAAAGTCATTTAAGGCAAGACATGCAAAGAATATAGCTAAAGGTAAAATGTCGGCAGCATATTGGGCAAATAGGGTTAAGTGGTAATGTCGCACAATTTGTTTCATTTTTTTAGCAGAGAAGCAGGTCAAGAGAGACGCAGAGCGTTAGATGAAGCAATTGGCGGTTTATTTGAGTACATAACACCGCCTAATTTACGTCCAGCAGCAGAATTTATAGGAGAAGCAAATCCACTAGAAGGTATGTCAGACAGCATGGCGGCAAGTCGTGTTGTGTTTGACCCAGAGCAAACAGCAGAAGCTAGAAAACGTGCAGCATTAGACATGGGTTTAGAGATGGCATTAGCTCTTACACCTGCTGCCCTGGCTGCTAGAGGCTACCTAACGCCTGTCCAGGGTGTAATGGAAGGATTGTTAGGCGGTTCACCTACACAAAAAGCAATAACAGACGATTTAGTAGAAAGATTTACGCAACCAGGTGAAGTACCAGTAATGGGTAGTGGTCTAGGTGGCGCATATGAAATGATCGGCTCTGACTTGCGTAGAAATATGGGCGATGAACCGTCTGCGTTAGATGTTATGGGCAAAGCAAATGAGGGCAAAGGTTCTGGCTTTTCTAATATGAAAGCACAACGCTCAAGTATTATAGATGACCATTACAGTAGAGGGTTATTGTCAAACGAAATGACACCGCCAGAGCCATTAACCTTTAATGATTTAGCTGGAAAAACCATTATGGGTTTAGTAGGTGATCCAACAGCAAGAAAAACAGTTACGCAGATAGGAGATTTACGTTTAGCTAATCCAGTAGATGTGCAAGCTGGTGCAGAATTTATGGACATTTATGGATATGCATCTGCTTTATCGGCAATGTCATCACAATTAAGAGAAGCTGCAAGCAGTGATGATGCATTTTTTACATTTTTGCAAATGGGCGATAAATCTGGAGATTTTGCTAAACACACTGGAGAGGCTGTCGGCGAAGCATTTAGGGCAGCTATGACAAGTAACAGCAATCCAATATTGCGTGACAAAATTCCTGACATTGATGCACATATTAGAAAAATTGGCGTATCAAAAAGTGACAAAGTTGTAGATAAAGATGGTAACGAAGTACTTACTGCAAAAGGTAATCCTAAAACTAAAAGCTATACAGTTTATCCGTTTGCAGATTTTAAATCTATAGCAGACCCAAATTATATGGCAGAATATATTGCTAATATTGCGACAGGGTCAGAACGTGCAGCATTTATTAAAGGTTTAGACAGGGATGCGTTGCAGAAAGCTGGTGTGCCAAATATAGGTCAAATTAGAGTAGCATTAGCTAATCCAGATTTAATCGGTAGGGATTTTTTAACTGCTGGTTATCGTGGTTTTTTTCCTGATTATGACAAAGGGTTGATGCCAACAACGCCAGATATTCATAGCACTTATGATACTTACATTGATAAAATTGGAGCATCATATAATTTAGATCAAGGCGGTGGCGGTGTACCAGCAAATCTATTATTTGTTGATAAAGCAGAAATGCAACGTGCGAAAGGCACTGGCGGTTTGCTTGTTCCTACATCAGCAGATTATAAACAATACGAAATGTCACCAGCAGCATCAAAACAAGTTATGGATGATCGCGCAGTAGAATTAGCTGATACTTTTATAGAAATAGAAAAAAGATTAGGGCGTGGTGCAGCATTACGATTTGCTAATGACCTTCTTTCAGGTGGAAGAATTAGCGGAAGTATGATAGATAGTGCAAGGAAAGCTAATGCACCAGGGGTATTTTAGGAGCTAGAAATGGCAATAACAACTTACACAGAGCTACAAACATCTGTTGCAAATTGGCTAAATCGTGACGATTTGACTGATAAAATACCTGATTTTATTACATTAGCAGAGGCAAGTTTCGATAGAGAGATACGTCATTGGCGCATGGAAAAACGTGCAAACGCTGCAATAGATGGCAGATTTACAGCTTTACCATCAGATTTTTTAGAGGTTGTAAGATTTCATTTGACAGCAGATGAAAGAGTGCTTGACCTGGTTACACCATTGTCCTTGCAGAAAAAACGTTTTCAAGCTGCAAATGCAACAGGAACACCAGAATGTTATTCTGTTATTTCAGGTAGTTTTGAGGTTTATCCTACGCCAGATACGTCACATACAGGACAAATATATTATTATGCTAAAACAACACCACTTAGCAGTACAGTGGCTTCTAATTGGGTGTTAGAGCATTTTCCAGATACTTACTTATACGGCACACTCATTCACTCAGCGCCATATCTTATTGATGATGCCAGGTTAGCAACTTGGTCAGCGTTGTATCAAAGTGCAATAAGTGGTATAAATGCTAACAATGACAAAGCCAAGTTTGGTGGGTCAGGTTTGCGAATGGACATAAATAGCTACTCATAGGAGAAAAATATGGCAAGTTTAGGGAACAGGGTGTTTGATAATGGATTATCAGTTTTGGACACCGAAGCCAATAAGGTTCTGGTCACTTCACAGGAAGCGACAACATACACTGAAGCTAACGCAACATATGCATTAGGTAATTCTACATCACTCAGTATTGGCGCACCAGCCGATAGAAGCGGTGGTGGTAGAGAAGTGACAGCAGCATCTATTACAGATGGCAGCATAACAGCTACTGGCACTGCTACTCACTATGCCGTTGTCGATACAAGCAACAGTAGGCTTTTGGCTACAGGGTCTTTGACAGCGTCACAAAGCGTCACATCAGGCAATACATTTAACCTGGCATCATTTACAATCGGCATACCTGATCCATCATAAAATGACAGAAAAAACACACCATAATTTTACAGTAGTTCCAGATGAACATGCTGAAAAAATAAAGCAAAAAGGTATTACAGTTACTGTGGATACAAAAAAAGACGCAGAAAAAAAAATTGATGTAGATAAAGGCTAAGTAATGGTTAAATTTGCAGATAGGGTCAAAGTTGCAACGTCAACAACTTCAACTGGCACTATCACATTAGGCGCTGCTGAAAGTGGCTTTCAAACATTCGCACAGGGCGGTATTTCTAATGGGGATACCGTCCGTTACGTTATAGAAGATGGTTCTGCATTTGAAATTGGCACTGGTACGTACACACATAGCGGTACGACATTGACCAGGACGTTAATTAGTAGTTCTACAGGTTCGTTATTAAATTTATCAGGGTCAGCAATAGTATTTATTAGCCCTACGGCAGCAGACCTCACATTGTCAGGTGCAGCGCATAATTTTACAGCGTTTACAGCAACAGCCAATCAAACATCATTTTCCGTAAATTATACTGTGGGCAATATTTTGCTTTTCATAAATGGGGCGAAAATTGATGCCGCTTCATTCACTGCAACATCGGGAACTGCGGTTGTTTTAAGCACTGGCGCTGATGCTGGAGATATTGTTGAAGTAGTTGAATATGGCGGTGCATCTGCAAATTATTCTACTACAGAATTTACGGCAACATCAGGACAAACGGCATTTAGCGGAAGCTATAACACTGCAAAAAGTGCAGTCTATTTAAATGGAATATTATTACTGCCAACAACAGACTATTCAATTTCTTCTACAAGTGTCAGTTTAGTTTCTGGTGCTTCAGCAGGGGATATTATCCAAGTGCAACAATACGCAATCTAGGAGTTAATTATGAGTATAAATAGAAATTTAGCAAAGTTTGCGCCTAGCATAAATACTTCAGGTAAAGCGGCAGTTGCAACAATTACCGTTACAGTTTCGGGCGGTAAATATTATATAGACGGAACACAACAACAAACAATATCATTGGCAAAGGGCATAACTTATCGTCTAGATAATTCTGATAGTTCGAATAGTGGGCATCCCTTAGTTTTTAGCACAGAAAGTAACGGCGGTGGATCATCATTTTCCACAGGAATTACTACAGTGGGCACGGCAGGTTCGACAGGCGCGTATGTTGAGGTAACGCTAGAACAAGATGCACCAGATCATTTAGGATATTATTGTTCCAACCATAGTGGCATGGGTGGGCTTGTAAAAACCGCACCAATAGGCGATGCAAACTTTGCAAGTTTTGGTAGTACATTTACATTTCCAACGTCTGATGGTTCTGCAAACCAAGTGTTGCAAACTGATGGATCAGGCACACTTAGTTTTGGCACACCAGCATCGAGTTACGGCAACAGCGATGTTGATAGCCATTTAAATCAATCTAACCCTACTAGCGGCTATGTTCTTTCTTGGAACGGTTCAGATTATGCTTGGGTGGATAATGCAGGTTATACAGATAGTGATGTCGATACCCACTTAAATAGAAGCAGCGCAAGCACAAACCAGATATTAAGTTGGAACGGCTCTGATTATGCCTGGGTAGACGATCAAAGTGGATCAGGCGGTATCGCAAGTGTCTTAGCTGATACTTCTCCGCAATTGGGAGGATCGCTTGATGTAAATGGACAGGCAATTGTTTCTGCGTCTAACGGAAATATTGCGATTACGCCAGATGGCACAGGTAAAATTATATTAGACGGTTTGTCTTTTCCTACATCTGACGGAAGTGCCAACCAGGTGCTCAAAACGGATGGGTCTGGGCAACTAGGTTTTGTAGACCAAGCATCAGGCGGTGGCGGTGGTAGTAGTTTTACAGCTACGGCAGATGGTGCATTATCTGATGGTACGTTAGTTGCCGTTAATGCTGATGGTACGGTAAGTAATGTTTATAAACTTTTTGCAGCTTCACTTGGCTCTAAAACAACTTTTGAAAGCGGAACAATTGGTGATGTTCGCGGTGTTTTTGATCCTGACAATAACAAAGTAATAATTGCTTATAGTGACACCACAAACAATTTAGGTAAAGCGATAGTTGGAACAGTAAGCGGCACAACTATTACTTATGGTTCGGCTGTTACTTTTAACGCTGGGGCAACAAGTGACTTTGATATTGGTTACGATACATCTAATGATAAAGTTGTAATTGCTTACAGAGATACAGGTAATTCAAGTTACGGTACTTGTGTTGTTGGTACTGTATCGGGTACTAGTGTGAGTTTTGGTTCAGAAGCAGTTTTTAAAACTAACACAACGCAATCTATTAGGGTTGCTTTTGATACTGCTAATTCTAAATTTGCAATTTTTTATGCTAGTGGCACAAGTAGCGGAAACGCTGTTGTTGCAACGGTTTCTGGTACGTCAATTAGTTTTGGTTCAGAAGCAACTTTTGAAAGTGCTAACAGCATAATTCACGGTGCAGTATATGATCCTGATGTTGGTAGAGTTTTAGTTTCGTATCGTGACGGTGGAAATGGTTATTATGGGACGGTAGCAGTTGGTACAATTAGTTCTACGTCTATTACGTTTGGAACGCCTGTTGTATTTAATTCATCAAATACACTAAGTCCTGTTTTAGTTTATGATACAGCAGCTAATAAAGTAGTAGTTATTTATGGTGATGTCGGTAACTCATTGTATGGTACTGCTAAAGTCGGTACGGTTTCGGGTACAAGCATCAGTTTTGGGTCTGGTGCTGTTTTTGAAAGTGCTGCTTGCGAGGAAATAGGGGCTGCTTTTGATGCAAACGCTGGGAAAGTTGTTGTTGTTTATGATGACGGTGGCAATTCTAATTATGGAACGTACAATGTAGGAACGGTGTCAGGAACATCAATAAGTTTCGGTACTGCGGCTGTTTTTGCTTCAAGTTATTCTTTGAAAAACTCACTGGTAGTAGACACTAATTTAAATAAAACAGTTATATTATCTAGGGATCACGGAAGTTCATCTGATGGAACAGGTTATGTTTTTAGTAATGAAAGCCAACAATCAATTTTAACGTCTGAAAATTTTGTAGGTATATCTGATGGTGCTTATGCCGATGGTGCTACGGCAACAATACAGACAGCAGGTTCTACAGATGATGCACAAAGTGGTCTTACTCCAGGTCAAAGTTATTATGTACAGGCTAATGGCACATTAGGATTATCTCCTGATACAATTGAAGTGTTGGCAGGTACGGCTATTTCGTCAACAAAATTATTAATAAATCCAGATACAAACCCTGCAACTTTTGGCACTGCTCAAGTTGATGCTCATTTAAATGTAAGCAGTGCCTCTGCTAACCAGGTTCTAAGTTGGAACGGTTCAGATTATGCGTGGGCAGATGATAGTAACACAAGCCCAACTATAACAGCAACAGCCGCAGGTACACTAGCAAATGGCGATATGGTCATTCTAAATGCAGACGGAACTGTCAGTGCAATAGGAACACAGTCAGTCAGTGCAGCAACAGGTTCTGAAACAACTTTTAACAGTAGTACAACTAACAGCCCACACGTAGTTTATAACTCAAATTCTGGAAAAGTTATTGTTGCTTATGACGATCATGGTGATAGCTCAAAAGGCAAAGCGGTTGTTGGAACAATATCGGGCACAACTATTACATTTGGCAGTGTAGTAGAATTTGCATCAGCAGTTGAGTATATGGACATGGTCTATATTCCGAATACTGATAAAGTCGTTATCTGTTATCAAGACGAGGGTAACAACGATTATTGCACTGCCATTGTAGGAACTGTATCAGGCACAAGTATCTCTTTTGGATCAGAAAACAATTTTGGCGATCCATGTTATAATACACGTATTACTTATGATGCGAGTGCTGACAAAGTGGTCGTTGCTTACAGAAGAAAATCAGACAGTCATGGTCGCGCTGCGGTAGGAACAATAAGCGGAACATCAATAAGTTTTGGTAGTATCACAAGTTTTATAAGTAGTTATACACATCAATTTGCAGTCGGGTATGACAAAGGGGCACAAAAAACTGTTGTAGCTTTTCAAGATTATGATGGTTCTGGTCGGGCTGGATATGTAAAAGTCGCAACAATTTCTGGAACAAGTATTAGTTTTGGAAGTGGAGTTACGGTTGGCAATTCTGCTTCTAATTATGCCTTTGGCTATGATGACAATGCTAGTAAATTAGCTGTTTTTTATGTACGTGCTTTTGCTACACGAGGTCGTACTATAACAATTAGCGGAACAACTCCATCTTTAGGAACTGAAGCTTCTACTGGTATGACGGCAGGTGGTTATCGCGGTACATCCGTTGCTTATGATGAAAATGCACAAAAGTTAGTTGTTGTTACACATAGTAGTTATAACTCAGCTTATCTCGAATATGTAAATGGAACAATTAGCGGCACAGATATATCGTTTAGTACTCCTACTGTGTTAGCTTCTCATTCCATAGATTACCCTACTATTGCTTATGCAGACGGTTCATTGGTCACAGTATATATGGATACTGCTAATAGTAATTATGGTGATTACATTATTTTCAATAATGCTTACAGTATTACAAGAGCATTAACAGAAGAAAACTTCATAGGTGTATCTAATGCTGCATATTCAGACGGTGCGACAGCTACAATACAAGTTACTGGTTCAGTAGATGATGCCCAAAGCAGTTTAACACCTGCACAAACTTACTTTGTTCAAAGCGATGGCAGTATTGGTCTTACACCAAGCTCACCTTCAGTAGTTGCAGGTACGGCTGTATCTGCAACACAGTTACTTATTAAATCTGGACAGCCAGTTGAACGGCCTAATACAACAACGATGGTTGCAAGTGGCGCATTGGCAAATGGTGACCTGGTTGTAGTAAACAGTAATGGCACTGTTAGTAAAGTGGGAACGACAACAACTTCACAATCTGCCTCTATTGGAACAGCCGTTCAATTTAATGACGGTAATGCTAACTCGACAACCGCAGTTTTTGACCCTGATAATTCAAAGGTTATAGTTGGTTATGTTGAAAGTAGCGTATCAAAAGTTGTTGTTGGTACGGTCAGTGGAACGTCAATAAGCTTCGGGTCAGAAGTAACATTTTACAACAATAGTTCTAGTCATATGAGCATGGTTTATGATACTGCAAACAATAAAGTTGTTATTGCTTATGTAAATGATGATACATACGGTGCTGCGGTTGTGGGAACGGTAAGCGGCACATCAATGAGCTTTGGCAGCGAAACGGTTTGGTTATCCAGTAGAGCAGACGATATTGAAGCTGTTTATGACTCAGCCGCAGGTGCAGTAGTAATTGCATTTATGGATTTTGACAACTCATATCATTGTAAGGCTATTGCCGCTACTGTAAGCGGAACAAGCCTTACTTTTGGGTCAGCAGTTACGATAAATGCAGCTACTACAAGTTATATCCGCGCAGGGTATGACTCTACAAATAGCAAAACTGTTGTTGCGTTTAGGCAGTCGGGTGGTAAAGCGGCTGTAGTAAGTTGCAGTGGTACTACTCTTAGCGCAGGTTCAAATGCTACATTTAACAGTAACAATGGATCGTATCCAATGGACGTTGTCCACGATGTCAATAGCGGTAAAACAGTTATTTTTTACCATGACCAACAAAACAGCTATTATGGATATGGCGTAGTGGGAACGGTTAGCGGTACAGGAATTACCTTTGGAACGCCTGTACAATTAGACGCAACACGTTCTAACAGGATTGGTGCAGTATATGACGATGATGCTCAAAAAATACTTGTTGCCTATACAGATGATAATGACTCTAACAAAGGCTATTATAGACTTGGTACAGTCAGTGGAACATCAATAAGTTTTGGTAGTGAAACAGAATTTCACGGTTATGAAGTATCAACAGGATATGTTACAGTTGGCGCTGTTTTTGACAGTACAAATAATGTAGTTGTACTTGCATATAGAGGGCGTGATGCATCAAATAACTTAGACGGATATTCAAGGGTCATACAAAATGCCGCTACGGTTTCTTCTTCAAACCTAACGGCAACTAATTTTATTGGGGTATCCGATGCTGCATATGCTGATGGTGCAACTGCTACCGTTCAAATTGCAGGGTCAGTAGATGATGCACAATCAAGCCTTACCGCAGGTCAACTTTACTATGTGCAAACTGATGGAACATTAAGCACAACAGCAGCCAGCCCATCTGTCATTGCTGGCACTGCAATTTCAGCAACCAAACTTATCGTAAAAGGATAGATAATGAAAATTATTGTAGAAAATGAAACTAATTTAGCTAAATACGCTATTGAGGATGATGTAAGTATTGTGTCAACGGCTACTAATATAACAGTAGGTGATCCACTACAGTTTACTATTGCGGATTTAAATGACACAACCACAACAGTCTATGCAAACATTACAAATACCCCTGATGATTGGGCAGGTAATAAATACACGTTTGATGGTACAACCTGGGCTGCAAACGCAAATTATGTAGAACCAGAAGCTGTAGAGGAATAAGGTCTAAACTATGTTTGGATTTGCGCCAGTTGCATCAGCACCAATTGCGGATGATGGTGTCTTAAGTCAACTAACAGTTACAGTAAATAATATTGTTACTGGCGCACCTACCGTTGCAACGGTAAACCTAACAGAAGAACAGTCACTTTCCGCAACATCTATCACTACAGGGGCAGCAGTAGTTTCATCCATAAACATGGGTGAAAACGAAACTTTTGTTGCAACTTCAATTGTTACAGGATCGCCAAATGTAAGTACGGTTGCAGTAACTCAAGTTCATAGTTTGGCAGCTACGAACATTGTGACATCTAATCCTGTAATATCTCTGTCAGGTTTAGATGGTTCACTCATTCCAAATAATATTGCAACCGCAGCGCCAAATGTTGCAAGTGCAGCATTTACTCAAAACGTTGATCTAGGTACAAATAATATTGTTGCAAATGCGCCTAGTATTGACACTGTTAATATGGGCGAAAACGAAACGTTTGTTGCACAAAATATTGCAACAAGCGCACCAGGTGTAGCAAACTCAACAATTACGCAAATACATAATTTTACAGCTAACAATGTAGTTTGTGGATCGCCAATTGTAAGTAACACATCAATACCAAGTACAGCTATCGGCACTAATAATATTGAAACTGGTCAGCCATTTGTTGGCTCTCCGTTTTCATTTATTATCAACAATTTTACTGCAACAAACATTGTCACTGGCACACCTGAAATAACCAATTCAGAATTTGTACAGACTATGCCAGTTACTGGTATTGTTACTGGCACACCAGTGCTATCAAGTCCAACAATTACGAATATACCTGATTTTAGACCGAATATTATTACTGTAATACCAGCCGCAGTTGTTGGTCGTGTTGTAATGACACAAAACCATTTTCTAGCGGCAGAAAGCATTGTTACGCCAAGTCCAACTGTTGTAGTTACGATGGAGTGGAATGAGGCAGAAATTTCACCAGAGACATGGACGGACGTTTCTGGTAGTATAACGGAAACATGGGCAGAAGAAGAAATTGCAGCTAGTGACCCCTGGACACAATTAGCCGCATAAAGGAGAAGTAAATGGCAGTATCTATAACAAAACCAACAGTTGGCGGTAGTTTAAATTCTTGGGGTACAGAATTAAATACTGCTTTAGATGCAATTGTTGCTGAAGTTAACAATAACTCAGGCGGCACAAACCAGGTTACACCAAATATTGGCGGCACTGTCGTTACTGCAACAGGTGCAGAACTTAACAAATTAGATGGTGCAACTGTTACAACAGCAGAAATTAATGTTTTAGACGGTGATACAAGTGCAACGTCAACAACAGTAGTCGCGGCTGATCGCGTAGTTTTAAATGATGATGGCACAATGAAACAAGTGGCTATGTCAGATATTGCTGCTTATGTAGGCGGTGCTACTGGTAGTGGCTCAGTAAGCAGTGTAGGTTTGACAGCGCCAACAGGTTTAACTGTAAGCAACAGTCCAATTACAACCAGTGGAAATATAAGTCTACAATTACAAAGTGGTTATGCAATCCCAACAACTTCATCACAAAGTCAATGGAACACTGCTTACAGTTGGGGGGATCATAGTAATGGCGGTTATATTACCAGTGTTGCTGCTGGAACTGGCATTTCTGTTAGCACAAGTGGATCAACTGTAACAGTTACATCTACAACAGGCGCAGGTGCATCCGCAGGTTCTGTAGGCTCGTATGCTTTGCTTGCAGAAGTAACCAACACTGCTAATTTATATGAAGCTGGTGACACCGCAAGCGGTTCAAGTTTACGATTTGCAAACACAATATCGGATATAAATGAGACTACGTGGTCAGGTACAGCAAGCACAAGCACAATAGCTGCGCCACAAGGCAGTTGGCGTTGTATGGGTAATATTGGGTATTATAAAAATCAATATGATAGCTTTTTAACAGATAGTTCGGGTGGACACAGAGAATTTGCAAGAACAACATTATGGTTGAGGATTAGTTAATGAGTATTACAATAACAGAAGTACGGAACGCACGATCTTTACAAGCAGATAATCAATCCTTTGATGTAGAAATCAATCATCCACAATTTGGCTGGATTGACTATCATTTAAGCCCTAATGACACTGACATGACAATTGACAATTCTGCTTTGTTAGAACTTATCGGATCAAATTTTTCTGCTTACGTGCCACCAACGCAAGAAGAATTAGACACGGCTGCTGCGGCAGGGGTAAGAAGGACAAGAGATTACATGCTAAGACATCAAGTTGACCCTATTGTTAGCAATCCATTACGGTGGGCTGATCTAGGTGCAGATAAACAATCTCAATGGTCGCAATATCGAACAGACCTATTAAACGTGCCGCAACAAGATGGTTTTCCAAACAGCGTAACATTTCCAACTAAACCAGAGTAATTAAATGACACTGCTACCCTTAGACATACCACCAGGTTTTTACAGAACAGGAACAGACCTGGATGCGTCTGGAAAATGGCGTGATGGGTCATTAGTGCGCTGGCGTGATGGGTCTTTGCGTCCTGTCGGTGGTTGGCGTTTACATCCATCATTAGGGCAAGTGACAACATATGCACCTAGAGGTATGCATGCCTGGAAAAGCTTAAATGGTACAAGGTATATTGCAGCAGGGTCATATAGCGAATTATTCGCAGGTATTGCGGCTGGATCAAAATTTGACATTACACCAAGTGATCTTACAGATGGCACAGAAATTGCAGCCCAAAACTTAGGTTATGGTTATGGATATTATGGAGGTAACGGCACAACAATACTTACAGGTCACACTTACGGTACACCAAGACCAGACACAGGTAGCGTTGTTGCGGCAACTACTTGGTCATTAGATAATTGGGGCGAATATTTAGTAGCTTGTTCAAGCACTGATGGACGTTTATTAGAATGGCAACTAGGCACTACAGCAGATGCAGCGCCTATTACAAATGCGCCTGTAAACAATTCAGGACTAATTGTAACGGAAGAAAGATTTATTTTTGCCCTGGGCGCTGGTGGTAATCCACGCAAGGTAGCGTGGTGTGACAAAGAAAATAATACACAGTGGACAGCGTTATCAACTAATGAAGCTGGTGATATAGAGTTGCAAACCTCTGGTTCGATACAAACTGCAATACGAACAAGAGGACAAACAGTTATCATTACAGACGTAGACTGTTTTAGTGCGAAATATATTGGTAGCCCCTATATTTTTGGATTTGAAAGGGTGGGAACATCTTGTGGGATTATCTCGCGCAAGGCAGCAGCAGACGTTGACATAGGTGTTTTTTGGATGGGCAACGGTGGTTTCTTTAGATTTGATGGTAACCGTGTCGAAGAAATACCGTGTGCAGTACACGATCATGTTTTTGAAAATTTAAATGTCGATCAAAAGAGTTTAACTTGGGCGCACGTTAACGCAGAACAAGGCGAAATTTGGTGGTTTTACTGCTCAAATGCAGCTACAGAAATAGACAAGTATGTTGCTTTAGATTTCAAAGAAAATCATTGGTTAATTGGTGATTTGTCAAGAACAGCAGGTGTGCCTAGAGGTGTGTTTGCGTTTCCTATGATGTTTGATAGTCACGGTAAATTGTTTGACCATGAAGTTGGTGTGAGTTACGAAACTTCATCTTCTCAACAATCAGTATTTGCAGAAACTGCGCCAATCAGTATTGGCACTGGCGAAAACATTATGCAGGTTACAAATCTTATTCCAGACGAAAAAACGCAAGGCGATGTAAATATTAGTTTTAAAAGTAGGTTTTTTCCTAACGGTACAGAAAGCACTCACGGCACATTTACACCAGCAAATCCAACACCAGTGCGGTTTTCAGGTAGGCAAATCCGTATGAGGATAGAGGGAGATGCGCCATACGCAGCATGGAAAGTTGGCACAATGCGAATAGATGCAAAACAAGGGGGTAAAAGATAATGGTAGCGCCAGTATTACCACCAATTGGCGATGATGTAAGAGCCTGGGGTTTAAGTCTCATGGCTTACTTACGCAAACAGTTGCCAAAATTGTATCATGTTGCAGCAGACGATAATCCATCTGAAGATGGGGTAATGTTATGGGATAGGACAAAAAATTATGTAGTAGTATCGGCAAGTGGTGCTTTTCGCCAGGTTGCAACGAAGCAAGCTACACCTACTTCTAATACAGGATCAAGCGGTGACGTTGCAGGTATGATTGCCTGGGATAATACATATATTTACATTTGCACAGGTTCTTATGACGGTCATACAGCAATTTGGAAAAGGGTAGCGTTAGCTAGTTGGTAATGGAGCATTGGAGACTTAGCCCTGATTTACAAAGATGTAAGCCCTGGATAGAGGCAGCATTAGAGTATTGTAACGGTACACATGAATGGGAAGATATTGTTAGAGGTATTGCAAAAGGCACGATGCAATTATGGGCAGCACCCAGGGGGTGCATAGTGACAGAAATTGTGATATATCCTAGAAAGAAAGTAATTAATATATTTTTAGCTGGTGGAGAACTAGATCAAATTATGGACATGGATCACGATATTGGCGTCTGGGCAAAAGCACACGGTTGCACTGGCGGTATTATGACAGGTCGATTAGGGTGGAAAAAACCATTAACAGAAAACGGTTGGACATTACAGCACGTTCATTTTCATAAGGACATAAAAGATGGCTAAAGGCGGTAGAGAAACACAAGAAATAATTTTGCCAGAGTTTTACGAAACTTCTATACAACAAGGTTTAGGAACGGCATCTGACTTAGCGCCATTGTTAAGCACTTATACACCAGATACTGGTGTGCAGGTTGCTGCACTCACACCGCAAGAACAATTAGCAAATCAATATACAGACATGGCGGCACAATCGTTTGGTATGCCGACAGTCAATACAAGTAGTTATTTGCCACCAGTACAAAACATGGGTGGAATACAAGGATATTCCTCTGCTCCTATGACTGAGCAAATGATTAACAATATACCACAACCTATTAGGGATTATTCAGA